TATTTGCTGACTTTACATTACTTTGTGCCGCAACAAGCATATCCATGCGCTCTTTCATTTTGCCTTGGGTAGCACCTGTTGCTTCTTCTATTTCATCTAATAACTCTACTTTCGCATTTTCGAAACTTTCATCAATATCAAATAATTTTTCTTCCAAGTCTGCCAATAAAGCGTCGTCATAGCCTGCGTCAGCAAATCGTTCAGCGTCATTAGGTTTAGTTTCTGCTGCACCTCCATCGCCGCTACCTTTGCCTCTAGAGCCAGCATGAGTCTTTTGGTTATGGCTTCCGTGCTTAAAGAAGTCAAACTCTATAGATTTACGGAGAGCAGACATTTTGTGTCCGACTTGTGTATCTGTTGGCTTGCCATCTCTGTATAACTGAATTAGAACGGCTGGATTATCTTTTTCGCCTTTAATCTTAAACTTAGAGTTAGGAATATCTAAAGTGCCATAATCCATAACATGAACTACTTTACCTTCAGCCCTACCGCCTGATGAGTTCCATGAAACCATATCTCCTTCTTTTAAGGAGCGGGCTTTATTAACTGCGCTGTTATAGAGAAACATTTACTTACGCTTCTTCCGCTTTAGGAATTTGTATAACAACATTGGACTCAGATACAGCAAAAGAGCAAGGACACTCGCCCGAACAGCAGGACGATTGCGGTATGAATCTAGAATCTTTCTCATCCATTGCGCTTCTTCCGTTTAGATGGTTTCATTATAGTGTCAACATGAACTGAATTTACGCTAGGTGAAGATAACTCAACCTCAATCTCTTCAGGCTCAGGTAAGTCCGCACTTATTCTCTGCGCTTTACCGCCGATGGAATAACCTCTAAGTTTGCCTGCCTTAACTAAGTCCCAAGCCCAATCTTTCCATTGAACTCCCATAAAAACTGTATTGGCTGGATAAGTAACATTGCTGCTTGTACCATCTGCCTTCATCATAGGAACGCTTAACTCATAAGGGAAAGTCATTACCTCTAACCACTCACCAGCAACAACATCTCGGTTATGTTGTAAGCGAATTCTTCTATCTCCTGACTTTACATACTCCCATACAGCGGCTTGCAATTCATCTGAATCAGTCCATTCAGAGTGAGCGTCTGCTTTGTTTGGGATATAAAGTGGCCCTAAAGTAAATTTTCTCTCGTCGGCTTTCATAAACGGCTCTTCATAAGATAAAGACTTCTCAGCCCGATTGATAATTCCGCTCACCCAACCTTTTGCGGCATCTCCGCCCCAAGCGTCCCAAGCAACTCTGCCAGCAGAAGGAAAGCCATCTTCTCCCTGAGTAAATCCTTTGCCAGCCTTATCACTTTCATGGCGGGCTAAAAATGAGTTCATTCTTCTTATCGTCCTTAAACTAATAGGACGGCGAGCGGCTAATTGTGCGGCTCGTGCTCTACCTACATCAGTAAATCCACCGCCAGCGTGTCCTTCTCTTATCCAAGCCAAGGCTCGTTTCGCATTTCGAGCAACTGATGAAGGCGGGATAAATGTATCTGAATCTGCGGCCTTTTCTACTTCTTCTTCTAAAGGCTCGACTAAGGTAGTTACACCATCACCAGTAAGTCCAAAGGCAATTTTGAATAAATCTGTTTCGCCTTCTTCCCACTCATCTAAATACTTTTCAACTAAATCTTCTTCACCTTCAAATAATTCTTCTAAATCAATACCATCAAAAATTAACTCAGTATCTAGCACAACTGCTTTGTTAAATATCTCATCTTTGCTGAAATCTAGACCTCGCTTAGTCAATTCGGCTGTTATGTAGTGGTGTGTGACTAGCGAGGCTGAACTAAGTTCCTCATTGTTTAATTTTTCAACAAGGGCTAGTAATTGCTCCGCAGACGCACTTTTAACTGCGTCAGGGACATTGGCGTATAAGGCTCTTACATGGCGAGCGGCTTTAGCCTTGCTTTGATGGCACGCAACTACCTCACCTGATTCAGGTTTAATAACGGCATAGCCGTCGCAACCCTCAGCATTGTCAGAAACTTTATATGGCATGGACTTAGTTTACCCCTTAATTGGCTTCTTAAAGGCTCTACGCCTCATTAACTCTTTTAGAGCCTCAGGATTATCAGCCGCAAGCATCTCCATTAAGACCTGTTCAGGCATAGTTTCATAATTTAACTTGGTGCAGGTATTAAGTATTGGTGTTACTTCTTCCATGGTTTATCCCATCCAAATGTTTCGGCCATTTTATTAACTAGAGGGTTCATTGTAGGGTTGCCTGTATCTTGTCCCACAACGTAATCAACAAAAGCCTCGGCGAAGGCCTCTGAAGGGTCTGAATTTCCATAATTGCTCATTAAACTCCTACCTGAAACGACGACACCTAAATCTGTATAAGAGGCGTTTAGCAAGGCGTTAATTTGAGCATCTTTTGTATCGTAATTCATTGGAGTATCAGGTTTATCAATTGCATGGCCCCATTCATGCGTTAAGACATAAGTTCGTAAGCCTGTTTTATACTGGGCACCCATAGAGTGTGGTCCTTGGTTCATGCGGCCATAATTTAGAGCGTCGCCTTTTATCCACATCATAGAACCGCCCGACCCGCCTCTAACTGTTGCACCAAAAGACCCTTCGCTGCCAACATTTTTAATCTCATCACCTATGCGAATAACCTGCACATCTAAAGGATATTTTTCTTGCAAATCATCAACATCTCTTAAGAAAGAGGCTTCATTTATTGGCGTTTGAAACTTTGACTCTGATTGGTTAGAGAAAACGACTATCTGACCATTTTTGTAAACTCTAGTTGGTTTATCCTCTAAGTATCCTTCATCTGTTTTAGCGTAGTCTTTATTCCATTCAGATTTACTAATTATTCTGCCTTCAGCCTTACTGGTCGCTGCTCGGTTAGATTCGCTGATAAATGTTACATAATCCTTATCAGACATTTCATGCCACTCGCCCTTAGCCCATTTAGGACCTAATCCACCGCCGTGAGTTTTTTGATTATGGCGACCCTGTAAGTGTTTATTAACGTCGGCTTTTTTAATTAGAGTTAAGCCGACTGTGGAGTTATATCCGAAGTTCTCAATCATTAACTAATCCTAGTTCCCAAACTTTACCTTCTTTTGATAATATCTCAAACTTGCTACCTCTCGGTAATAAAAATTCCGCTTCTGTCCTTGTCATGCCACCTGTTAATCCTAGTACGCTTGCTGGGAAGATACCTTTAGTTCCTGCAGGCAGATTCATCTTAAATACAAACCCTTGGCTTTCGACTGACTGATAATAGTAAGCAAAGTCTGCCGCGAGCGACGGCCTCAAAGTAGTACTCACATAGCCCTTATCCTCAATAACGTCACCGACTTCCATTTTATCCCAAAACTTATTATCTCTGCCTACATTGTAAGTAACGCCTCTATAAACGGTAATAGGTTGCTTCAACGCTGGTGAAGTTTCAATAGCGTTATCTATATCGTTAATGTATCTTTGCCATGCGTCTTCTGAGATTTGTGGGTCTCGTAATGCTTCATTTATTTTCTTGCCTTGATTTCCTTGATACATCATTACGGCATTTTTGCTATTAGGCGCCGCTAATTCTTGATTTGGTCCCATTTGAGAAGTAGTAATTGCATCAGTTATTTTGTCTGCTTCTGCGTCGCTCGGGCCAATACGGAGTTTTTCTTCTGCTACGAAATCTTTACTTTACCGCCCCTGCCTCCTGCATGGCTTTGTTGATTGTGTTTGCCGGGAGCGTGTTTTTCAAATTCAGATAAAAGTATAAAATCTCCGATTTCTGTGAGAAATTTAGAGTTCATTAGTTCGCTCTTTCTAAAACGGCAATGGTTTGATTGTTAGATAAAGTTTCGAAACCTAAGAAAGTAAATGCGCTATTGCGAGGCAATAAAAACTCCTGTTCCTCTAAGTTAACTGCGTAGCCCCTTTTTAAGGTCCTATTCATATTCAGCCCTTTGTAATTTCCGTTAGGCAATATCTTAGCCAAAACATTACTTACTCCGCCCACCATTAAAAAGTTTCGCATTAACTCTTGTGAGTTATCATTTGTTAAGTCGCCTAAATCGTTCAAAGTAGTGGATACAAAACCCTTATCTACATAGGTTGCGCCTTCTTTCAGACCTAAAACGGCCTTAGGACTCATTACTCTCCATAATGGTTTATCTCTTACAACTTCAGGCGCTCGAGCAATTACCTCATCAATCGCAGCAATGGTATTTTTATACATATCCTTATCGGGGGCAGGTTGCCCATTATTCATAGTTGCAACACCATTTCGCAAAGTTAAATTTATTCCTTTGTAATGGTCAATGGAATAAGCCGTTAATGCGTCGGACTCGTCCTCTGAAATCTTAAATCCTTTATAGGCCTCAGTAAAGGTTTGGGCTTTAGTTCCTTTACCTCCTGCATGAGTTTTTTGGTCGTGCTTTCCTTGTAAATGTTTTTCTATCGACTTAATAACTTGTATTTCGCCCGGAACTATCACTGAAGTACAACGGCAGTTTGGGTGGGCTGGAGGCATAATATCTCCAGTACTGAAAGTTGCTTCCCAAGCAATCAATGTTCCGTTCATAGGTTGGCAGACAGGACAAGTTCTCTCGTCTATGTTAGTTAGCCATCTCTTTTTACTATCAGGTGGTAATAACCCTCTAGCATCTGCTTCTTCCCAACTTAAATATCTTCCAGCATTAGCGGCGGCTGAGATTTCAGTCCTAGCAATGCGAATCGCTCTTTGTTTTACTAAGCGAGTGCGATATCTAACTCCATCTTTCTCGGCTTTCTTAGCGGCCTCTTCATAAGTTAATCCATCTTCTAAGTATTTTTCTAAACGCTTCATATAAAAATTACCGAGGGCCTTAGATTGTCTTTTATCTAATCCTACTGTTTGTCTTAACTGAGCAATAATTTCTTCTCTAGTTAACTTAGTCCGCAATCCATCTGCAATCATATTCGCAACGGCTTGTTGAGTTTCTATCGTAATGCCTTGAATTCTCTTACCTGCCTGAGTTTGCGCCCAAGCAATAGCCCTTGGGTCTTTCGCCTCGAAATTGTATTCGTATCTAAGTTTTTTAGGTAAGACTTTAGAGTGCAGGTTAGCCACTTCTGCTATTTGCTGGGCTAATGTTGGCGCTGTATTTGATAAAGACTCTAAGAAAGTACGCCAATTGATAGCGTTATTAACTCCTGAAGCGCTATTCATCTTTAAGGCATCGAGAATATCTCGTAATACTTTTTGGTCGCCTAATTGATTCCGAACGCTATTGAAGGCATTACTGTAAATCGTATAGATTTCTTTTTCCCTCTTAGTTAAACCTATGTTAGTTTTTCTAAGATTAGGGTCAATTCGCCTAGCCTTGTTTACGAAAGGCATTAGTCATCATTTTCAGACTCAGATGGTTCGCCCATTTCTAGACCTTCATCTTCTGCTTCGCCATCTCCTTGACTCGATACCTCGGGAGTTTCAATTTCATTGTCGTTATCATCTGATGGCATTGGCAGTCCAGCAAGTCCACGTAAGTACTCTTCTAACTCAGTATCAGGAGATAGTGCGCCAGCGCCAATAAGTTTGCTTACATACTCACTTATCTCGCCCAAATCAACGCTGCTAACTTCAGAGTATTTGAGTTCAGGTGTTGTGCCAACCTTCATGCCATTTAGTTTTAACAGCCGTGGAATTGCGTGTTGGTTCACAACTTCAGCGATTGATTTACAAATTGCCTCAACCGCCATAGTCCAAAGGTCAATCTTTGAACTGCCTAAAGCAAATGAGCCTGTTCGCTCATGCCCTAGAAGAATAAAGTCAGATAGAACGCTCATAGCAATGCGTTGGTCGTATCTGCCAATTACTTTGTCTGTATCAAATTGTCTTTGTCCGCCTGCAGAAAGTAACTGCAAGTCAAACATCTTATTGCCTTTTTCATCAAAGACTAATGGAAATACAATTCCCTCTTGTTCATTTCTTTTAACATTTTGAACAATGCTTACAATGCTTTCTCTAACTGCGGCTTGGTCTGCGCTCGCTGTCGAGGATAGGTATTCAGGTGGAATATAAGCAATAGGTAAGCCTGCTAAATCTCTTTCGATTCCAATGGCTTCAATTTCTTCAATACGGCGCTTGAAATACCAAGGGCGGTAAGCGGTTCTAAGTAAAGACTTTCCTTCAGGATTATTTTTTTGCGTTGTAGTTCTAAATAACAAAGCCTTATCGATAGGAATTCTATGTAAGCCTGCGCCATAAGGGTCCATTTGTTCGAAACCTTGAATGCCTCCTTCGGCGTCAAACATCCAATTATTCAAAGTTTCTTGAGAGCGAATAGGCCACTTGCGCCAACCAATTTTATTGTCGTTATACTTACTACGCTTTGATGGGTCTTTTTGGTCCATGCCGCCACGGATTTTGTAAACGATTTCATTAAAGGCGTATCCATATACAAGCATGGACAAAATAGATGAGAGTGTCTGCTCCCAACTATCGCTCATATCATAAAGGCAGGTTTCGATAAATTCAGCAGCATCTCTATCTACTTGTTCTTCGCTTGAGGTCTCTAACCGCCACTCAAGCCGTAAGATAATTTTCTCAATGGCATACAGAATAGAACCGATAACAGGGTCATTCTCTGACATTTCTCGATAAACTTTTGCGCCTCGGCGACCGCGAAGCGATACGAGAAACTCCTCATAAACTGTTCCGCCAGTACGGCGCAGACCAGTGGTTCCAATTTCTTTTAAGTCAGGGCGTGCCATTATTCGCCTTCCATTTGAATATCAATATCGTCTTGTTTAACAATCATTTTACTAGTTAAGTAAAGTGCCTGCTTCTCATCAAAACCTGCCTGCCTGAAGTTTAGATACATTTGATGCAAAGCGGTAGCCAGTTGGAATAAAGGCCCCATGTCCTTATCGAAAACTTCATCAAAACTCTCCATCAGCCCTCTTTCCAATTAGGTCAGTATATCTCTTAAAACTCTTTTGTAGTTTCTCTAGCAGGCGGTTTAACTAAATTATCTAAGTACATTGGCTGGGCCTTAATACCTAATTTCTTTCTAATACCTCGCCTTTCTCTCTCTGTTGTCGCTCCCCAAATCCCCATTAAATCATGGTGTAAAGCATAAGTTAAGCACTCTTGTACCCAAGGACACTTACGGCATAAAGACTTAGCCGTTTTCCCTGTTTGGCTGTCTGCTGTCGGGAACCAAAGTTCGGGGTCAGTTTGAGCGCATAATTGCGTTCCATCAAATGGTGGGTACTTATCGTCCAAGTTTTACACCAATTCAGGTTCTTTAACTTTAGCCGCCTCTGCTACTCGGCTAAAAATCTCTAGCGAGGTTGCGTGATTTGCGGAAGTTAGCAAGTTTTGTATTTCGACTAATTCTTCATCCGTGTAGGAGAGCATCTTAGAGCGCATCAATTTAAGGGCTCTATCTAGGTCTTTAATGACGGCTTTCTCCATACCTTAAAGTGTAAGGCATAAATTGCTGATAGTCTTACATGCCTAATAAAGGAGCGCTAATGTTTGAGTATTTGGCAAAAGTTGAAAAAGTTGTTGATGGCGATACGATAGATATTGCTATTGACTTGGGCTTTAGTTTGCATTTCAAAACTAGAGTTAGATTGGCAGGAATTGATACAGCAGAAAAAAATACTGACTTAGGTAAGAAAACTAAAGAGTATGTAAAAACGGCACTAGAAGGCAAGTCATTCCGCATACAGACGACTAAGCCTGATAAGTATGGCCGAATACTAGGTGAATTATTCTTGGCTGACAATAGCAGTTTTAACAAGTCCCTTATTGAAAAAGGATTAGCCAAGTCGTATGATGGGGGAACAAAGACCGCTTGGACGGAAGGCGAATTAAATGCTGAAAAAACTCCTATCTCAAAATAGTGAACTCCGACCTGATGGCATTTTTAATTGGAGCCTTCCTGCCTTTGCCATCAAATTAACTGACGGAACTAATTTCAATGTCTGCCCTGCGGCAGGGGCTTGTGCTTCTTTTTGCTACGCCCGCAATGGCACCTATCTTTTTAGAAACGTAAGAGGTCGCCATATTCAGAACCTTGAATACATTCTTTATCACCTTGAAGAGTGGAAGGCGCAGATGTTAGGAGAAGTCCAAAATAAAAAGATGAAAGGCAAGCATGTTCGTATTCATGATGCTGGAGATTTTTTTAGCGACGAGTACTTATTGGCTTGGCTAGAAATCGCCCGCCTAACGCCTGATGTTACTTTTTATTGCTACACCAAAGAAGTAAGTAGGTTTAAGCGTTTAGTCGAGCCTAACTGCCCTGAAAACTTCCGCTATCTGTATTCATTAGGTGGCAAAGAGGACCATTTAATCGATAAAGAAAACGACCGCCATGCTGATGTGTTTCCTGATGACGCTGCTATTTTAGATGCTGGCTATATGAACCAAGATGCTTCAGACTTGCTTGCTATTACTTTGCCTACTAACAAAATCGGCATACCTGCCAATAATATACGGCATTTCAATAAGAAGATGAAAGGTCGGACTTTCTCAGCACTACAAAATGAGAGAGATAGCGCAAAGGAGAAAAAGTTAGCCAATGGTTAGTTGGATTGCTTTAGTTTTTAGCGTATTTGCCTTTTTCACGGCTTTTATTGCTTTATGCGTTGCTATGTTTGTTTATATCAAAGGACCTAAAATTAAAGAGTTAGACCCTGATGAGTTATTTGACTTACTTTTAGAACAAAACGACGCAAATATACTTTTCAGAGAAAGACCTTTTGACGACTAATCTTTCCAGTATTTATGCGCCACAAAAATAATGTAGAAGTTTAGGATTTGTAGCGTTAAACTTCTATCCCAATTGCAATACTGAACGGCTAAGCCCCAAGTATCACTTTTTCCCTTGAATATCCTCATTTTTGTCCTTTCTGTTTTCTTCTAGTTCCCTAACGGCTCTCTCTTCTTGAACCATTGCTAATGTTAAAAAATAACCTATGCCATCAACAACATTATCTAATTTAGGCGTATTAGTTTGGCGACTTATCTTTATCCCAACCATGCAAAGGGCCACCTGTTCGGCTGAAACTGGAACGCCAAGTATCGCCTCCCATATTTTGCCAGCCCTAGTGAAATCATCTAGCGGGTGTCCATAACTATCTTGTCTATCTCCAGTAACTAAATTAGCCGCAAAGGAAGCAATATCTCTCGGGTCGTTCATAGGCTTGGAATACTCCAATCATTAGTTTGAGTTAAACTCATAGGAACTATTCCTGCAGGCATTCCCTTACCGCCGCTTAACTCTGTAAGCGCCCATACTAACGCATCTAATCGGTCAGGTGAATCATTTGAATCAGGCGTCCAAATTACTAATTGGTCCTCTAATTTTGGAAAGGCTCCAGCGTGATGAACTCTGCCTTGTTCATAAAGGGCTGAGATTGGTTCGGCTCTAACTGCTTTACCCCTTGAGGCAGTAACTTTCTTAACAGGAACATTTGAATCTACTTGGCGCAGGACTAAAACCACCATATCGCCTCCATTATTGGTTTCGGCAATTATCTTGTCAGCCTTCCAATCTTCGTAGGCTTCTACTGCTTTCCTTGCCCAAGTATCAGGGCTTGCTCTTAAAGTCCTATCATCTAAAATGTAATAATGCTTATCTCTTGAAATACCTGCTACAACAATTCCAGTTTCATCGCTACCTTCTCCTGAAGTTACTGCAGGGTCAATAGCAACCACGATACGCTGTAATTGAGGCACTTCATCTTTTCGAATACGAGTTCTTTCTATCATTTGTCTTGTCCATAACGCTCCCTCTACCTCTTCTAGCATTTCACCATAAAGTTCTTGGCGTCCTGTTCTAGTTCCTGCATATCGGTTTTCTAATTCAGCAAGGGCGGCAGGGGCTAAGTTGGCTGCGTTATCAAAAGTTGAACCTCTAGTAACTACTACAGAGCCATCTTTACGAGTCAATAAATCTCGTAACAGGGCGGTAGGTTTAGGTGTTGTTGTAACAATAGTTTTAGGTTTAGTTCCCAAACGCAGGCCAAATTGTAATTGCGTCCATACATCGTCATATCTAAAAGAGGCTAACTCATCTACCCATGCTCCATGGTGCTGAGGTCCTCTAAGGCGGTCAGGTTCATCACCAGAAAATAATTTTATTCGGCTCCCATTAGTTAGATTGATTTCGCCTTTAGTTGAGTTATAGCCACCTTTACTTTTAAGCATTTGATACCGCTCAGCCACTTTTAGTAGCCCTGACTCTCCTTCGGCGCAAACATCTCGGGCATCTCCGAAAGTAGGGGCTAAGACCGCCCATCTTGTGTAATCATTTTTACAGGCTTGATAAATCAACCACTCTGCCGCTGTCCTAGTTTTGCCAGCACCTCGGCCTGCCATAAACAGCCAAGTATTCCAATCTCCTTCAGGCTCTAATTGCGCTTGACGAGCCCATTTATCACTCCACAGGTATCGTGCTATCGCCTGCTCGTTCGGCAAGGACTTTTCGGAGTTCTTCAACGGCCGCATCAATATCCCCTCCGCCTGAATAAATTACTTCTGCCTTAGAATCTATCTTAGTTGGCGCATCTAAGCCTAGTAGTTTTGCTCTGCGTTCCATAATTCTTAATGTGGTGGACGCACTTTGAGGATTTCCAGTCCTAACAGCATCATTGTAAAATCGGGTCATCATTCGGTCTAAACGCTCTAACTCTTGAGTTCTTATTTCATCGGCGGGCTCTCGTAAAGTCCTAACTAACGCCCTTGAGTAGGCGTTGTAAGCCGCCCCAGCGCTGGCATAACCCACCTCTTTGGCGATAGTTTCCCAAGGCAGGCCTAATAAGCGAGCCTCTAATACTTTGCGCTCTCGCTCTATTACCTCAGGGTCAATTCCCTTAGTTTTCGCCACTTTTTTTACTCCTATGTTTTACCTATAGTATCAAAAATCAATCGGAAATCAATTTTAGAAACTCTGCTCGTGTCTCAGGCTCGGCTCTGAAACTACCTAGCATTACAGAAGTAACCATCTCTCCTGTTTTCTTTACTCCCCTATTACTCATACAGGTATGGTGCGACTTAATCACTACACCTACTCCTGAAGCGGCCACATGGTCTTGGATAGCATGGGCTATATCGCTTGTAAGCCTTTCTTGAACTTGTAAGCGTTTGGCAAAGGTATCTACCACTCTTGCTAACTTACTTAGCCCTACTACTCGCCCTGTTGGGATATAACCGACTGCGGCTGTTCCTCTAAAGGCCAACATATGGTGTTCGCACATACTTACAAAAGGGATATCTTTCAGGATTACCATTTCATCATAAGGCACATCAAAGGTAGTTCCGAGGATAGTCTTAGGGTCTTCTTGATAACCTGTCGTCATCTCTTTTAAGGCCTTGATTACTCGTTTTGGGGTATCTTTTAACCCATCTCGCTCAGGGTCTTCTCCTAGAGCCCTTAGAATCATTTTTACGCCTATTATGGCGTTATCAGTTAGTTCATCAAACATTAGTGCCCCCTTGTTTGTCCCCACGCAATAAGGTGAAGTCTTGATGATAAGTTCCAGCCTTTTTCAACAACGGCGTCTGCGAGCGCTACAAAGTTATTTAAGTGCGTTTGAGGGTCAGCCCCTTCAGGCATAATCCATATCGCTTCTCTAGGTATCTTATAGATTCGAGCAATATCTAGGACTTCATTTAGGTCGCTAGGTTTTTGGCAGACAAACTTAAATACGGCTTTGCCGTCCCAAGCCAATTCAGAGTAAGCGTTCATGGCCTCTAGTCTAATTCTGTCCTTGAAAGCATCTCCAGCATGGCCGAGTTTGGGACTTATTGTAAATAAATTTACGGCTCGAGCGTAATCCTCCCTTGGGGGCAAAGTTCCATTACTTTCAATTTCGAACTCAACCATAGGCATTAAAGATTTTAGATAAACAAGCCCTCTTTGCTGCAGCGACGGCTCTCCGCCAGTAACGATAAGTCTATCTACGACCATTTTATCTATTTCTTCAGCAACATCAGAACATAAAATCTTATGGCTTTCTTCATTTCGGTCATATCTAGACCAGTCCCAACTATAAGGAGTATCGCACCAAGTACAGGCTAAATTACATCCCGCTAGTCTTAAAAAACCTACTAAGCGCCCTGTATGAGGACCTTCACCTTGAATTGTTGGGCCAAATATCTCATTTACATTTAGATGACGGACTTGCTTCTCTTCTTCAGTCATGGCCGATAAATTGCTGAATTAGCACCGTGCTCAGCAACTTCAACCTCGATTACTTTACATCTAGGAGAAAAGCCTTCCTCTTCTAAAGTTATCTTGGCTAGGTGAAAGGCCAATTCGGCGAACTTCTCGCAACCGACATCTTTTAGAATCATTAAGTCAAGAACGCCTGCTTGATGTAAGCGCTCAAAACTATCTAACTCAGGGTCGTCAGAGGCTACAACTGTTTTATGGTCAAATGTATTTTCTAAACGTTTTTTTAGGCTTTTTAGCCCGCCAAAATCGACCACCCAATTACGGCTATCAAGGTCTGCTGATTCAAAAGTGAACTTAAAAGCCAAAGAATAACCATGTAAGAAGCGGCAATGGCTGTCAAAGGCTTTCCATTGTCGGAAGGCGCAACTTAGGCCGATTTCATGGCCATATCTTTTAGTACTTCTAAACATTTTTCTTTTTCTCGATTTCTTGCAAGGCGAACTCAATGCCATCTTCATATTCAGTTGGGTCTGTAACCTCAGCAAGTAAAAAGGCTTCTACTCTTTCCACGCAAGTTCCGCATCGCCCGCAATGTTTCTCTCCGCCTTTATAGCAAGACCAAGTAAGTTCGTAAGGAACTCCTAAGTCGTCGCCAAGTTTGGCAATATCGGCTTTTGTTTTATTTATGAAAGGGGCTTCTAGTCTGAAATTTTCTACCGCATGACCATCATTACCTTTTACAAACGCCTCATTAAGGGGTTCAAAAAAGGCAGGTCGGCAATCAGGATAGATAAAATGGTCGCCAGCATGTATGCCTGTTGCTACAACTTCAGCGCCTTCAGCAACACCGATAGCGGTAGCAATACTTAACATCATGGCATTGCGGTTAGGAACTACTGTAATGCGCATAGTTTCTTCTGCGTAATGCCCATCAGGAACAGTAATTGCATCGCTAGTTAAACTGCTAGTGCCAATTAAATGCTTAATATGAGTCAAGTCAATAACATCTACTTGAGCGCCTAATTGTTCGGCTATCTTAAACAAACTATCTAACTCTTTAGAGTGTCGCTGTCCATAATTGAAGCCCACCATGTGAACTGAATAGTTTTTAGATTTGTAGTAATAAGCCATAGTGGCGGAGTCCATCCCGCCACTGGTTACTAAAGTTGCTTTAGCCAAGTTTACTCACCTCTAACTGCGGTTGAAGTCATTTGTAATCCGCCCCGAATTTGTTGAACGGAAGTAACAATAACTTTTCTAGGCTGGATAGAGGCATATAAATCATCAGCAATCTTTGCTGTTATTGCTTCCCCAAAAATACCTGTGTCTCGGAAACTCATTAGATATAGTTTCAAAGATTTACTCTCAACGCAGTAATCCTTTGGGACATATTTTATTTCGACTTCATAGATATCAGGTTGATTAGTTACAGGGCAAAGTGCGCAAACTTCGCTGGTAACGAAACTTACTAGCCCTACATTTGGAGCAGGGAATTTTTCTAGTTTGTCGGCTGTAATTGCGCCTTCAACCTTATTGCCTAGAATTGTTAGGTCTTTAGTTAAATCGGTCATTAGTCTTGCCCCTTAATAGTCCATTCATACTTTGGTCGGATTAAATAAATTAGCGGAACTGAAACTACTGAAGTTAGATACTTAATCCAGCAGTTAGCCCAAAATATACTGACAACAACTGCGGTTGGCAATGCTCCACCAAACGCAATTACGGCAAACAAGGCAGAATCAATCGGGACTGATATTGCGTTGCTTGCTAATACTCTTCCATACTGATACTTCTCGCCAAACTTAATGACCCAAAGGCGATAAGCCTCTGTATCTAAAAGTTCAGCAACCGTCATAGCCACAACAGAAGCCGCAACTATCCGCCAAGAAGGGGCTAATACTTGAGCCCATTCTGATTGGGGACCGACAGCCATATCAGGCGTCATGCGAGCAATAATCCAAAATACGCTAGCCATCAATAAATTAACTCCAGCGCCCACAAAAATAACTACTCGGCTTGCGGCCGTTCCCGCTACTTTATGGATTAAATCTCTAAGGGTAAAAGTTAATGGATAAATAAGAGTGCCTGCGTCAATGGATAGTCCAAATAGCGTCACAATCCTCAAACTAGCAACATTAGAAATTAAAGTGCTTGCGATATAAAAACCAGCCACCGCAATCAGTAAAGCAACCCAAGTTCTATTTATAGAATTGGTTTTCATTTTTCTCCTTTGTTTTGTTCATCGGGGTTCTGCGACCCGATTTCTTAATTACTCTCTAGCAACTCTTTTATCAAAAGCCCAGCCGCTACTTTTGAATCGCTAGGGAATTCTTGTTTTTTTAAGGCCATGGCGTTTTGCCATTTTTGTTGAGTTTCAGAGTCTAAAACTGCTACAACTTTGAAGGCCTCTTCTTCTTGCGTATAAAGTTCTTCTCCATCGATTGGCGTTTCTAATTCAGTCCAATCAAATTTGGCAATATCTAAAATTTCATTTAGTTGCTCAGGCGTATAAGGCAGGCCGATAATTAAATCCTCACCTAATTCAGGGGCAAGTTCGGCCAAGAGCGTTCCTAAAGAGGTTAAGTCTGCTCTACCACGAGTTTCGTTCATAATTACAGTCAAGCGTTTGGCTTTAGCCTCATCAATCGCTAGCACAATGGCTGGAATTTCCTTGTTCTCAATTAAAGTAGGAACATTGGCTTTGCCTTTTTTGCCTTCAGCGGCTATTTGTTGTAAGGCTTTCCAACGGTGTTCACCATCTACGATTTCATAAAAACCTTTTTTCTCAGGGTGCTTCCGAACAATAATCGGCATTACGAAACCGTTATCGCAAATTGATTCCATTTCAGCGGCATATTGCCTGTCTGTTTGTTTATTAGGGTTCCAAGGATTAGGCATTACTTTGCCTATAGGTAGATTACTTACGGCTAATTCCATTATGCCCTCTTTTCATAGGTTCAACCTATCAAACTTTATGCTGGATTGGTAGTTTCTGCCCTAGTTTCCATAACCCATAATTTCCGTGTCTTGCTCGGTTCTACCTCTATGAGGCCGAAGCCGTGCCGCTGATAAAATTTTATGGCATTTTCATTATCTTCAGTTACTTTGAGGCGCACTCCCGCCCCTACCTCTGCCGCTAATTTAACTAGTCCATCTATTAAAAGCCCGCCAATGCCGTAGCGCCTAGCAGGCTTGATAACGGCAATTTTATGGATAGTCCATTTAGGTTTAGTTACAGCCCCAAATTCGACAAAGCCATAAACTCGCTTATCGTCAGCCGCTACCAAAATGTGGCCTTTTTCAATGGCATTCTTAAAAGCGGTAGTCGGAAGCCAACCAAGCAAGTCGATATCTTCTCGAGCAATAAACACCACGGACTTAAAGTGTTTAAGTTCGGCTTTAATCACTTGAACCTTGCTAATATCAATTGTCACTGGCAAAGCCGTTCCATTACATAACTCAAATTATTGTTTGAATCTCGTTGAACTTCTTTCGTTGTGAAATGATTTTTAATAAAAAATTCTACTAAATGGTCGTTATTGCTAGGAACTAAAACTTCGACCCTTTTGCCAATGCTTTGGGCTTCTTCAATCAAAACACTCAATAGTCCGCTTCCAATTTTGTGGCCTCGCACAGGCTTGGCAACGACAAATCTTTCAATGGTCCATGTAGAGCGGTGGTGGATATCAAATTCAATAAAACCGACTATCAAGTTATCTAGCAGGCCAACAAATAATCTGCCCTCGGCAATGCTTCGAATAGTTGTATTGGCAGGTAAAGAAAATTGAGTTTTAGAACAAAGTTTCATTACCCCTCGCATGTGCTTCATATCGGCAGGTATTACTTCTAGTCCCGCCATTTCACGCCACGCTTCAACCATAGACTCTGATTGCTCATTCCAATGTGCTTCCAATGCCGTAATCCTTCCCTTGTCATTAACATCATTATTTTTTCTGCTTCTTTGCCCCTAGGATTTTTTGGGAACGCCGTTTCCATTCGGACAAATTTTCCATCTTCGTTAATGAACCTGCCCCACATACTAGGGCTCATCCATGAACTGCTATCGACTGAATAATAAGGGAAAGTTCGCATCATTGGAACTGCTGTTACAGCCAGCCCGTGCATCCTTGGCAGATTTGTTGGACCATATCGCTCGCATAAATGTCTTAACACAGCGTTCTGCCATTTGATTTTTTCGTTTTGGTGCACATCATTTCGAGGGCTAATACATAAAATTCCACCAATCGGAAGCCTGTCGCATAAGGTATCTAAAAACGCTCTTGGCTCATCTTGATGAAAAACTTCCATAACTTCAATGCCTTTGCTTCTCAAAAAATCGGCATTTTTAAGACTATCTTTCATGCCTTGGGCTCTTTCTTGCTTAGTTGAAGTGCGCCCGACTTCTCCAGGAATAACATCTAAATTAACTGCTTTCAAATTTGGAAACTTATCTTTACGCATCAATACATATTCAGCATACTTTTCAATATCGACTTGTTTGCCGATATTCCAAGCAGTGAAAGCGCCTGAATCAATAATTAGATAATCAGGGTCGTAAGTCAATTTATCTAGGCCTTTTGGGTAAGCAAATGAACTTAAAATGTTTGGATACTGTTCTGTATTTATCACATCCATAGCAGGGCCTGAAGTCCCAATTGCCGCTACTATTTTCATAGCCCTATCCAACCACAATTGCTCTCCTATATCAGATACCTGTGAGATTGCGTTCTGAGCGGTGGCAAAAGGTGGCCAAAGGTTTCAATGCCACCCTACCTTGAGAAACCTGTGAGATTGCGTTCTCTGCGGTTTGCTAAGGGCAGGGGTTATTCGGATAGCCGACAAGGGGTGAAACCCTGTGAGAACGCATTCTCTGCGGTCTGAGGCGGTATTCAGAGAACTCGGGGTTCTATAGGCCTAGAGCGATTTAACAGAGAGATGTTAGAAAAAAATGAGAAAAGAAAAGACCCAAAGCAGAATTAGTGCCTTGGGTCTTTTTTTAGAGATAATCGTTTGGCTCTCTCGGGCTTATCCAGCATTTAATTTGGCCGTTCCAATACCACCAAATAGGTTCGCAAACTTTTGACGGACAATCCTCTTTACGCCATGGCTTACCAGTTGAGCGGGCTAATCCTTGGCTTAGAGTTCTGCGTCCATGCTCGCACCAACCTGCTTTATTTTGGTCTTCAGGCATTAAAGGCTCAGGCAAATCTTTCCGCTTGTCGGCTTCTAAACAGTTAAAGCACTTAAAAATAACTTCTTGGTTAAAAACATCTTTAGTCATTTGACCGCTTTCAACTGCCCCTGATTGTTGGCAATAGTCGCAAATGTCTAACTTAGCCCCATAGATAAAATAAAGTTCACCCATTTGTAAACCTCAATTTCGCCCAAGTATTATTTTTATTTATTTTTTTAAGTCCTTTTTGAATAAAAGGAGATAACAAGGTTGCCGTCATTTGACTGGCTAGTTCTTTTCTTTCTTTTGCAGTTAGCGCCATTAGTGCGGTCATTGTTTCGTCTTTTGAATTTGAATTAACCTCTAACTCAAAATTTATTGAGTGTTTAATAACTACCATTTCCGTCCTTTCGTTATTCCCAAGAGTGCTTGCTCCAACCTTCTTCGTGAGCCTGCGCTGGGTTTTGAGTAATAAAAGTATGGCAAGTCCTGCATAATGCCACGCAATTGTTTGGGTCTGTAATTGAACCCCCTCTCGCTCTCGATTTTATTTCATGAATATCTTGAGAAGGATTTCGCTTACATCTTTTACAACGAGGATTAGCCGCAAGCATTTCTTCGACTAATTTTCGCCTCGAAGTCCGATACAACTTCTCTCTTTTTTTAGAGCGATGTCGTATCGGCTTCGAACGCTTGGCAAGAGTCATTTAGTAATAAAAATTCTTTTGCCAAAATGACCACGCATTACAAGCATTTTCATAACGGTGTTCAATATAGTCATAGCCCCTGACAATTTGTTCTTCAGGGGTTAAGGCTGGAGAAAGTCCTAGGATTTGCGGAATGCCGTAAGCGGTTGATTGCTTATTGTCGGCCTTCCATCTCCAATTACTCTCTTTCAACCATAAATCTCGGACGCATTGAAATTGGGCTGGGCTCCAACCTCTTTGCGTAGCGAGTTCCTTTCCTAACTTAAGAGCCGATTCAGGAGTCGTGCCTCTTAACTGGACAATTATTTGTGAATTATCCTCTAGCACTACTTGAACTGGCTGTTCATCAAGCCCTGAGAATTCCGAAGGTATAAACGGAAGGGGAAGTATCAGGACTATCCGCATTAGTAATTGGCTTAGAATGGGGCTATCCAATCGTCAGAGTTGTCGGCTTTGTCCGACCTGCTCACACCCTTGGCGACTTTAGAGCGTGTTAGTTGAGCGGAATTAAATTTGAGAGAAACTCCAAGAGCATCTGCTGAAACCTCATAAGAAGTTCTAGCCTTACCCTCTTTGTCTTCCCATTTGCGCTCTTTCAATTTACCCACAACTACAACTCGGTCGCCTCGTTGGAGAGAATCGGCGGCATTTTCCGCCAAGCGATACCAAGCCATAACAGTTAAGTAGGTTGGTTCGCCATCTTTCCATTCACCTGTTGCGCTATCTTTCAATCGCTCATTTACAGCGATTCTGATATTAGCCATGGCTACATTGGTCTTAGTGAATTTGAGAACTGGGTCATCGACAACCACGCCCTCAAACGCTGTTTGTATCGTATTCATTTGTCTCCGTTTCCTTTTTCACAAGTGGGGCAAATAGGGCGGTCATAACACCACTCTCCGCATCTGCCACACCTATTTATTTTATGGTCTTGAGCCTCTAATTGCTTATCGGCTACCCCTATTTTTTCTAAGTAATTTACTATGCCACGATAGTTGGCGTAAGGTCTTGAGCCTGAAGGTAAGCGTAAGTATTCTTGAACTAACGCCCTGCCATTCATCCATAAAAACCCGCCCGCCACGCCGTCAAAGAAAGTTTTAACTGGATTTACAGTCTTAACGCATAACTCTTTAACAGCACACGCACGGCATATATTGAGTGCAGGAGCATCTAACCAATTAGTCGTATCGAATAATTTTGGGTCAGCGCTTCGGCAAAGTGCTTCTCTTAAACTTCTACTGGATTTCTCGGATATAGAAGTAGATTCGCTTAGTTGATTTAACATCAGGACTATCTATCTTGGGCATTAAAGGCTCTAAGTAAAGCGGATTATCGTCAGGAATAATTTTGGCGTCCACTAAGCCGTCTTCGATAGGTTTAAGAAGAGCGACTAAGTTCAAAGGGTCACGCCTTCTTTTATCTCTCGGACAATAGTGAAGTTCAACAGTTATTTTTTTTAATGGAGGCACTTTTGCTTGTCGGGCTAAAAGTGCCGTCCACTCCCTAACTTGCTTTACTTTCTTTGCCTTAACCGCCCAATGCTCCCGATGGTTGAGGTTCAACGGCTTGGTCATTGGCAGGACTATCTCCCAAGTTCTCATTAGGCAAGTATTCCACATTATGAGTTGGAGAAGGCAGTTCTGCTAAACCTACCGACCTGATGATGGTTTCGAGTTCGCCTCGGTTGAAGGCATCAGCAACTAACTCACGGCCAGTCTTTTTGAACCGCACAGTTAGTTTTTCTTTGCCTCCTTCGCTGAAAAGTACTCCTGCAATAATCTCTCCAGTTTTAGGATTAACCGCCTCAGCACTATCTAACCGCTCCGCTTTC